CGGTTATAAGCGTCTTTGAATGCCATCCTTGCGCCCACTTCATCGCCCATACTTAGCACTGGCTTACATATCCCCCAAGCTTGCGCCATGTCTTGCGTCCATACAACTGTATCGAACTCGTCTTGTGCTTTAAGCGCTATCGCCCATGCTTCATCAGCATCGGGGCGCGGGTCTTGTCTTGCATCTATTTTTGCAATCAAGTCAGCCGGGGCAGGGAAAAATCGGCCACGGTCAGAATCCCGTAAATGCGCTTCCAGGGCGTTTCTAATGTCTTCGATGCTATACCGAGCCATCACTCTGAAAAACATCGCAACCTGCGCCGATTTAGGCGGGTTCTTGCCCATTAAGTCGGCTGTACTTGTCAGCAATGCTTCAAAGTCGTCAAAGTCTGTCTTAAACATCAATCACCTCTTTTTGTTCGTCAAGGAAGCCGAGCATGCGCTTTGCTTCCAAGTTTCGTGTCTTTGCGTCTTCTACGGGTTTGCCTGTCACCCACTCGGCTTTGAATCCAATCCAACCGCGTTCACAACAGGTTTGCAGGGCTTGTTGAAGTGAATATCCCGCTTTTTGTGCTTCGCGCTTTATGCCAGCAATAGCGGTTTCTGTAATCGGGGCTTTTTTTGCTTTTCTGAGCGTCACGAAGTCATGCGCTATTTTTTCGTCAATGCCGGCAAGCAAGTCCGAATTATTGAGCGAAGCCGTATTATTGACGGTTCCTTTACGGTTCTTTGATGGTTCTATTACGGTTAGGGTGCACGTGGTGCGGGGGTGGGGTGCATCTCCTGCGGGGGTGGGGTGCACGTGGTGCGGGGGTGGGGTGCACGTGGTGCGGGGGTGCATCTCCTGCGGGGGTGCATATTGTGCGGGGGTTAGCGTGTACTTAGTTGATCTTCCGGTGCTCATTTGGCGGGTTAATGCGCCGTGCTTTTCAAGCCACAAAATAGCATTTTGAACGGCTCTTTCAGATGCACAAACGCGCTCACATATTGTGGCTATTGACGGCCAGCATGTACCGTGGTCGTTAGCATTGTCAGCAAGGGAAATATAAACAGACTTTGCCACTTGGGGCATTTGAAGCGGCCAAATAACGGCCATAATTCTGGTACTCATACTGTCCTCATTAGTGACTAGCCCAAGGTGGAAATTACCGGGCTGGCGCACTTTTCAAGTGAAAAACGGCATCTTGAGCCAGTCGCTAATGAAGACAGCTAAAATGCCAACCTTTTACGCTTTCCACGGCGCAATTAGATTTTATTCGTTTGCTTCAAAAATGCAAGCCCCTGCTTAGTAATCGCCCACACTCGTGCGGGTCGTCCTTTTTTGCTCAGCCTTGTATCAGTCGTAACTCTGACATAATTTGTCATCTCTGGCAGTCGTCGGCTAATCTGGTACTTGTCCAGCCAGCAATTCACTGCTATTTCGTCAGCAGTGCCATTTTTCATGTCAGCAAGTGCTAGTAAAATAGCTCGGTAGTGGTATGTCGCAAATTTTTCAGCGTTCTCGCCAGCATCTTTACTTGTTGACGGGTCTGTTTTTCTTGCTCTCATGGTCATCAGCGCATTTGTTAGCTGTTGCGTCCAATGGTTTTGTAAGTCTTTCTTTTTTACTTTCATTTTCATTTCCTATGAAATAATCACATCCTTTTGCTGGAACCAAAAAAGCCTCAAAGTCACGCACTACTTGATAACCAACAGGCCGCCAAGGTGAAGTAAAACGTGCGCATTTATGTCGCTGTTCGCATTTTTTGGCTTCGCAACGCGCCATGTCATAAGGTAATGTCATACGTGCCACCATGACTTATTTGACGTTACTCTGTCAATCGTGCGCAGGTGTACGCCGTACTTTTTTGCAAGCGCTTCATTAGTCAAATTGTTTTTAATATGCGCTCGTAGGCTTTCCCGTTGCCGCGCCGCGCTTCTTATGTCTTCAATGTCAGCATCGGTTAGCTTTGACTGCGGCAACTGCTCACCGCGCAAGCAATATTCCCGCGTGCGCGCTAAGTATTCACCGCGCTCTAATCGAGTTTCGGGTCGATGCATTTTCATATTTGACCCTTGCACGGCCATGTAGCGCCAAATACAGCTATCACTATTACATATCCGTCTAAGTGTCGATATTTTGGGTCTGTTTTTAGGTAGTTATGCACAACATCACGCGCTTGTCCGAAAGTAACTCCATCGGGTGAACAGTGGGCGGTTCCTCGCATAAGCTGGAAAATGCCCGTTATGTATCCTAAGGCATGCATTTTGAGCATATGTTCACTGCTTTCAATGTTGTCCAGCAGTGTGTTTCCTGTCACTTGTGCGCTTGCAGTAGAGGCGGCAAACAGTAGGGCGGCTAGTAGCTTTTTCATTTCACTTTTCCTTTATCGTTTCAATAAGAAGCCTGATGCCATTTGAACTGTCTAACGGTCGCTTGCCGTTTTCTTTTAAGTATTTCCTTCCCTGCTCGTCAATCCATAGTTTTCCTGCTTGACGTATATTTACTGTTTTAGCAACGTTCAGGCGTTGTAGTGTTCCAGTGTGCGTGTACATTAAATCACCTTTATCAGTTCACGTTCAAAAAGTTGAGCTATGGTCTTTCGGTGTGCTTCTTCCCATAAAAATTGTTTTTGGTGCTTGGTTAGTGCGTTTCCCTGGTCAATATCAGCATGACACCTGAAACACAAAGCCGCTACCCTGTAATCATGCGCCTTTATCCCCCTTCCTTTTCCGTCTCTGAGTTGGTTCGAGTGTGCCGCTACGACCGTGCCATCGTCCGCACCGCAATTTTGGCATGGGAAATCTCTACATGCTCTTAAAAGTTTTTCGTTTCTGTACATTGCATTGCCTTCCATGCTTTTATGTATTCAATCAAATCTGTCATCTGCGACTTACTCAGGGTACTAGTACGCTGATACAAAACATCCATGCCCTGACCGTCCACGGCTTGAACATACAAAACCCCGCCTTGTTGAGTAGCACGCATCCATGCCGCTGTAAGTAGTCGCTTCCATTGCTCTACCTCCAGCGTCATGTTGCACCATTTTTTATTTGCTGCCAGCTCCTGCAATTCAGCGTGTAAAAGCGCGTTTTGCTCAAGGTTGCGGGTCGGTTCTGTCACTTTCACCACCCAACCATCAGGCGCTTGCCTGATAGCTTGGATGGCGTTTTCTCGTGCAGCCTGGTGGACTAAACGAAACATCATTTATTTACTTCCCGCATCTTTGCCGTCGCACTGTGCAACATCAGTCCATGTATTTTTTTCTGCATTCTTAGCTTGGCCAATCTTTTTAATAGCCGTACGTTTTTGGCTGCTCACTTTTGACCATAGCGCCGTTTGTTGTTCAGTGTCTAGGGTTTGCTTGGCTCTTGTGTATGCGTCAAACGCCGCTTGATCTGAGGTTGCGCCTTCAATTTCCATCGCAAAATCAAGAATCAGGGCGCGTTCCTGTTCGTCACACTTGTCAAAATAGTCCATACCACCTACGTTAGCTGGTATTTGCATAGGCTTTTTTTCAGCAGGTTTTGGCTTGCTTGCAGCGTTGCCATCGTCATCTTCGGGCGCAATTCCGCACACTGCCATCAGGCTATAACGTCGAGCATAAGTAAGCGCCGAGCCGTATCCCTGCGGGTCTTGTTTGTTGGCAGGTACAGCAAAAATACCGCCGCTTATCTGTTCGCCGGATTCGTGCATCAATATCGTTTCAACAGCAACGCCTTTTTCATATTCATGCGTTTTCTGCAACAACGCCAGTCCGTTTTTGTGCAGGCTGTCAATAACTGCTTCAATACATGCGTCTAACTTAGCAAATCTTGAATTAAAATGTGGGTTAATGCTTGTCTTTAATATTGCCCCAAATCCTGCCTGGGCGCGTACAAATGCGGCTGCTGCTTTCATGTCTAAATACTCCCGTTCTTTCATCACTGTTTCTAAAAATTCCTGTTGGCTCATTGTTTTGGCTCCCTTGCTTTCATCATAGCGTCTGCCATTTTGTAGCACTCGTAAGCTATTTCATCATTAGACTTATCGTTCGACACTCCGTGTGTTACTACAGCATGTAACAATAAAAAAGCAGAAAGATCGCGCAACGTGACCCCTTCTTTTTCGTTTGTCGGAAAATTCGGTATTGGTATCAACATTTCATTTCTCCTGGTTTAGGTAGTGGCATCCAATGGGTAGGGTTATCGTATGTTGAATTCCAGCCGGAATCCCAATACGCATAAGTCCAGTACCCATCCCAATAATCGGTCATAAACTTGGCGACAACGGGGCGGTCGTCACCGTCAATTTTTTCCCAAGAAAAAAAACCTTCTCTTGGTTTTCCTCCTCTCAAAAGAACCCATGTACCATCTTTAGGTGCTGTTTTTATAGGCCGCCATTCCACTTGATTTCTCCTGTAGAAGTGGTAGGCGGCACCTGTTTGGCCTTTAACTCAACTTTTCTATATGTAGGCAGTACGGCTACAATATCCAGTTGCAAATAATTTACTATTGCTTGTACCACTTCGTTTATGGGTACTTGTTTATGCATCACCCAGTAGTCTTTTGTCGGATATATAGATACGTTACTTTCTAGTGCATCTAACCGTTTTTTTATTTCAGCTATTTCTTTATTACTAAACATTTCATTTCTCCTGTAAAGCTATAATTATACACACTTAATCTATTAAATCAACTTGTCCCTTAATATATTTTTTTCGGTGCAGCTCCCATCTCACAAATGTTAATTGTTGCGAAATAATCCTACGCTGTCTTTCTAGGTCGTCTATGGTTGCTTGCAGTGCGTCTAGTTCAGACTGGTCGCCGTCTGGTGCAAAAAAAGCAATACCGTTTTGCCAAGCTCGTTTGAATTTTGAGGCTGGGAAGTACAGTTTGAAAAACTCTTTGATGTCAGTCATTTTTCACCCCTAATCAATTCGTTAATACACAATTGAATACCCATCTCACGCCCTTGCTTGTAATCGTCGCTTGCGCCCTGAATCGTGTGAGATTCGTCTTTGAGTTTTTTAAGGGCGGCGAGTAAGTAATCTCGATTAGTAAATCCAGCAGCGTAAGCGGCTATGACTAAGCGCTCAATGTCTTTAACATTGCAACTAAAGTCGTCGCTCATGTCGTGCGCGTCAAACCCAGCTTCCCGCGCCATGTGGATAATGTCGTCTCTAATCATTTTTCGCCTCTAATCTCACGGTCATTTTTTTCGTTCATGTGTTCTCTTTAATTTCGTTGTTTGCCATTTCGCAGAAAATTCCGCACTGAATTTCTGGTTCATCTTGATAGCGTCCGATGCCGACAGGAAGCTCATCAAGATAAATGCGCGTAGATTCGCTGCGAGTCATCTTTACACCAAGCGCCCTAGATGCTCCAGCCATCATCCAGAAACGCTCAGGAAAGTCCTGCCTGATCTTGTTCCAGTAACCAGCACCAGATGCTTTAACGCATCCTATGCAGTTGTTATGCTTGTACCCTAGACGGTACATTTCGGGGAGTTTTATCCCTGCGGTTTGTAGCATAGATAAACAATCGGCGTGACTTAAACCACGATCAATCAGCGGAACGATGCAATCAATATTGTTGGCGTCCAAAAACATGTTATAGCGTTCTTGTTCTTCTGAGCAGTAACCAAAAACGTGACGGTCTGTTGGCCGCTGAAATGCCAAGCGCACTTCTTTTTTTAGCAACATGGTGCAAGGTGCGCCATCAACTCCACTGATGTATTTGCGCTTGCCAATGACGTTGAACACTGAGCCGTCATACTCCTTAGCGATAAGGTTGACGATGGGCTGGCCAAACCAGCGTTCGCAGTCAGCCGCAAAGCGGTCATTGTCCGGGTGTTCTTCGCGCACTATGCAACGTGCTATGACAACTTCCTGATTTGCAAACTGACTCAGCACCAGTTTGGTTGCGACGGCGCTTGCTGCACCGCATGAAAACCAGCACACAATGCGCTTTTTTTGGGTGTCGTATGCTCGGTCAGTCATTTCTCACCCCTTGCTTTTGCAATAGCGGCACTGGCGCGCTCAAACATGCAACCGTCGCCGTCGTCGTTAAAGTTTTCTTGACGTTGGCACATGGCTAACAATTCTTCTAGCGCTCCAAGCAAATCAGGCGCGGCGGCAAATAATTGAGCAAGCGCCAATGTTTTATTAAAATCGCCGTAATGCAATACATAGGCCACCTGAATGTCGGGGTTATCTACTTCCTGTATATACAGTTCACCGTCACTGCATTCGCCGTATGTAAGCTGTCTAATTGTGCTAGTCATTTCTCACCTCTTGCTAGTATTGCTTCTAGTGTTGAAGCAAATGTGTTCCAGTCACCCCCAAGCAAGTCCATTCCTGCTGAATTCCATGCTTCATATACTGCATCAAAGAATAACCCTTCGTGTAATTCAGCAAAGCGCTCAAGGTGCAACAATGCCGATTTGCTCCAGGGCTTGCCAGAATCATCGCCCCAAACCTCCCGCGCCATGCGGATAGTGTCGTCTCTAGTCATTTCTCACCTCTCTTTTCAATAAGATATGCACAATCTTCTAGTGCCTCAATTACAATACTTAAATGCTTATCTGTCTCAGCAGCTTCTTTTCTACATATTGCCGCACACTCTTTACGTACTTTGGCTTCAAAAGTTTTTTCGCGCTCATCATGCGAAGTCTGGTCAGACATCACTGCTCTAGCTAATGCTTCACAAGTTGTCAGCTTATTTTTCAGCTTGTCGTGCAACGGTTCCCAGTACTCCATGTCAGCGGGAGTTGCCTCAAAGTTTGGGTTTTCTACTAGCTGCTCAATTAGTCGCAGCTTTATTTCAAGCCTGTCGTCTTTAGTCATTTCTCACCTCTTCTAAAATAGCCACCACCCCACTAAAAGCGTGGGGAGCCAGTACAATGCCGTTAATGCACCACCAATTAAAATTACAGCAAGCAAGATCAAACAGGCCAGCGCACAATTTACAATGTTGTCTTTAGTCATCTTTTCATTTCCCTCATTTCTAGCATAGCGTCGGCCATTGCGTAAGAATCAAGCGCGACACCCATGCGCCAATGCTCGTCGGGAAAGCATTCGCACTTATTAAGATTAACTTCCATCGCCCTCGCTGCGAAGTAGTCGCGCATGGTTATGCCAACTTCACGAACGTCTTGCAACTGTCCGATAATTGGAAACGCTGTTTTACCCTTGTTAATTACTTCTGTCATATCTTTCTCGCTCTCTTTTAGACGTGATTTATACAGCCTTTTTAATGCATCCTCGGCTGCAATGACTTCACACGCAGTACCTATGCCTGTGTTGTTACAGTAATCAACTAAGGTTTCTAATACGGACTCCAGTTCCATGTACTTGTTTATTAAGTCGTCTGTCATTTATGCCCCCAATGCGTTAAAAATAGCCTGTACTTGCTCATAAGTCAGGCCAAAAGTAAGAATCAGCAAAGCCGCAAAAGACACGCCAGCCAGCCCCCAGGTTAAAACTTCCATTACAATACGTCCTATCATTTTGCCCTCAGTTCTTCTAATCTTTCCCGCAGGCAGTCAGTTAAATACGGGTAACTTGTGCCAGCATTGCCCTCTAAAATGACCGAAACAAGCGTTTCTATGCTGTAATTGCCGAAACCAGCAATTTCAATTCTCTCGTCTTTGAAAATTACTGCGTATTTGAATATGTTATTCATGCTAATCGCTCCATAAAGTCAATGACTTCGTTACAAATACGGTGCTTTTCTCGATGGCTCATTTTTTTTTCAAGCCAGTCGGCTTTGTAACCTTTACGGTCACAAATAATCCAGTTCATGCGGCCGCACAATGTCCCTTCGTCATCGTCGCCCATGTCATACTCAATCACGGCGGCAATGCAGGGAATACCGTTTACCGTAGTATGTATGTCAGCTATGCTGTCTTGAGTAAGTTTCATATTTAATCTCCTGTTAATGATTAGTATTATACACACTCACAAAGACTATGCAAGCACTTTTTTGTGGTAAAAAAAAGCCCGGCACTAGGCCGGGCGAATTGCTGGACAGGCCAGCCAGGAGTGAAAAAACGTCAGTTTACTTGCTTTGCCCTCTACTGACAAACCAGTAACCGAGTACAGCGGAAGCCTGCCCGGTAAGCCAGGCAAAAGCTTGCATTGCGGCTTCATATCTTTGGTCAATGCTCAGGGTTTCCCAGCCAGCCCCTAAGCGTTCGACTAATAGCCAGTTTAGGTATAACGCCATACCGACAAGCAAAAGTGTCAGGCTAGGGCGTATCATGCGCCGGAAAGCGTCCGTGAGTATTAGCAACCATGCCCAACCGCCAGCGCTTTTAACCGTCTCAGCGTCCAAGTTATCCGCTTGGTGCGCTTGTCCGATAGCCGTCATTCTGGCTGATTCTATGCTGCCCTCTGCCTCTGCGACGGCCACCTGCAACCTGCCCTCGGCTTCGACTTTGGCTAGTTCTCTATCTTCTTTTCTTAGTTCTAGCTCGTGGGCTTGGTCAAGTTTTTTGATCTCAATGTCGGCTTTTTTGTTCAGGAAAGCGAATATGCCACCAATCAAACTACCGACAGTACTCGACCCCAGAATCGCTAAAATTGCGCTTAACATATCACCTCCAAAGTAAACGGCTTACCACCCGCCCAATCCATCAATTTACGCAAAGCAGGGCGTGAAACAAGTCCAGCGCGTTGCATGCGCCCGTCTGGTATCTTGATTGCGCCTAGTCTCTCGCACGGGGCAATGCAGCCGTGTAATTGCGTGACCCATCCTTTATTCACATCCCCGGCAAGATTCGACGCATGAATCAAAATATGGTTTCTGCCTGGTACATTTCTCACCCCATACACCCGCCCGAATCTTGGGCTATTGACTAGGGCGCATTGGTAAATGCCCTCGGGAATGCAGCTTACCCGCCTTTGATTTTCTCGCCAAGGCAATTCAATTGTGTGCAATGTGTTGCCGCCAAACAACAAACGTCCGAACGTACCTTGATCTGTACTCTGTTCACGTTTGAGCGTGACTATCATCTGTCAATGCACGAAGCTACGAGCTTGTAGTCTTTGGGCATGTCTTTTAACAGCTTTGCCTTGGCTAGTTCGCAGGTTTGTTGTGAGCCGTGAACAGTCAAAACAGGTTGTGTCATGGTTCCAGCAACAATAAAAAAGCTAATCAAATAGGTCATTTTTCCACCTTCACCAATCTTTGCTCAATTTGCACAATTTTTGCGTCGATTATCTGGTCTTTAACTTTCAGCTCCATCAGTTCTTTAGACATGGCTTGTTGAGTTTGCATAACCTCTTTCCCCAATCTAACAGCGCTTTCTAGCTGCGTTTTAAGGTCAGATGCTTGCCAACCGGCATAAAAAAGAGAAGAGGCTACTACCCCAAACCCGCCTATTAGCCAAGTCACCGGAACCTCGTACCGTACCGTTAATCTCTGTTGTTCCATAAGTCCCTTTTCCCACCCAAAGCGTATTCTATATCTGCCGGACTAGGCACTTCTTTGAAAGTGTAACGCCAGCCGTTTGCATTCAAATCATCTGCAACCATTTCAGAACAGATGATGCCGCCAGCATTACGGGTACTTTTTCCGAAAAAGTGGTAAATAGGTCTCAGACCAAATAGTACGTAATCAATTATTCCGTATCTGGCTTCGTCAGTGTCGAGTTTGTGGTCAAGGTATTCAGCCGTGATAGATACGGGCGCTTCGATTAAAACGGTTTTTTTATTGTTGTAAATAGACCACAATTTACGGCGACGTATCAAGTTCATATCCCAGAAATGCAACTCATTCGTAAAGCCGACGTGATAGCACGTAGAACCAGTAAAAATTTTGGTCAGCGTGCTACTGGGCTTTTTCCCGTAGATAAAGGCGATTTTCATGATTCACCGTACACCGGCGGCCAACCGCCACTAAAGTCGTAGTTTGCCGGGTCTGCGCTTGCTTCCATAGCTACTTTGTGCGCTTCCCCTGCTAGGAATATAGCCCGGTCACTTTGCTCAGTTGCCGCTAAAATCTGCTGTGCTAAAGCCCAAGTCATCTCAATAAATGAGCCGTCCATAGTTTTCCACATGTTGCCAGGCGGTACTGAACCATTCAAAACATTAAGCCCTAGCTGTTGGCCACGACTGATAAGATCAGAGTGGAACCATTTACCACCAGCCTGATACCCGCCAGACAATGTGCGCCTTTCACGCTCGGCTTTAATGGCTTCCCACTTTGCTGCTTTGATTTCGGCAAGTGGCGGCTGGTTGAGAGTTCTGTCTATTTTTACAATGCTCATTGCGTAACCTCCGGGAATGTACTCCACGCAGCTCCAACTCCGTCCGTTAAATCTTCGTCGTCGCATGTCCAAAAAGCGCGGTCTGTGCGGTCTGTAGGAATATCAGCAGCGTCAATTATTTTGAACGGCTTGCCTTCCGGTACGTCTTTTAGTGCAATAGCTTCAATACCGTACTTAGCAAGTGCTTCTTCAGTGGGGCGCACTATTGCCAATACATTGTTGTCTTGTTTGTAGATAATCACTTGGCTCATATTGTTCTTTCAACGGAAAATTGCAACGTAAACAGCCTCACAATCAATCGGTGTTCCTGCTTCGGTTCCAGTTCCAGCAACGCTTGTCACTACCCTTACACTTCCAGTACTTCTAGCAGTTGCCGATGAATGAGTATTACAAGTAATATGCACAGCAGTAGCGTTAGCTGACGTATTCCTTTGTGTGCTGCCTAATTGAGCATAATTGGTATCAGTCATTGCGGTAGTAAAGTTCACCGTATAATCGCCAGTTCCGTTATCTGTAATACTTGACACATTACCGCTAGCTCGAATTGCCACAGTGCCAGTGCCGTTAAAGTTTACCCATGCACGACATTGAAACTCAGGAAGTAAAGTTGTTCCGCCAGGTATAACACTAGTCCTATCCCCGCTTGTTGATAAGAACATAAAACTATTAGCTCCAACACCAGCAGAAAAAACGCCATTGCTTCCAGCGCCAGCCGCTCGCACAAACTTAGTAGTACCGCCGTCCGTATTTTCAAAACTTCCACCATAACCACCAGCACCACCAGTAGTTCCAAAAATTGCCGTGCCTGTTCCTTGGCTAACATGCAAACGCCCAGCACTTGGAACAACACCAATCCCAAAACTTCCGTCAGGGTTCATAGTCATGCGCGTAGTTAATGCTATGTCGCTTGTTGCGTTACGTGTGGAAAAAGCTATTCCACCACTTGTATTATTACCGCCATCACTTAATAAACCTTTAATAGCGGCATACCCTACTGAATTGGCTGCATCACTTTGCGCATTTGCAAACAAAATAGCGCCGCCAGCTCCAACTGAGTTTCCGGTATCAGAAAGTCTTAATGTTGCGCCCCTCAACCCTGCATCCGTTAAGGCTGCGGTAGTTTGTCCAGCGCCAGAAGCAAAAAGTGACCCGCTATTTCTTTGATACCCCACTACTCGCCACCCATTAGCAGGCGTTCCATTCGGTACTACAATTGCACTATCACCCGCCGCCGTGGTTATATTTGCTCCACCCGGTAATATCAGAGTTGTCGCGTTGTGGGTAAGGGTCAGAACTCCGTCAAATCTAAGGTAACGTGGCCCGTTGTAGTTCGTTCCGAAGCTCGTTATGCTTGTCATTCCGGTAATGTTGAGTAGTACCGTATTTTGTGCGCCAATGTCCGTAGTGGCGGCACTCGCCAAGTTAGCAGGCTGTCCTTGGCTGAAAAGCTGTTCCCATCGTAGCGAATCACCAGTCGCAGACCCCGCCGCCAATCCGGTTATTTTGTTGTTGCCAGCATTTAGGTTTCCCGTTATGGGCGTTTGACCGTCTGCACTCAAAGATTGAGTAAGTGCTGCGGCTACGTCATTGATTAGGTTTTGCCAGTCCACCGCAGTAGCTGAATTCCCGTTAGTTGCCGGGTTCCAGCTATTTGTGAGTAGGTTATAGGTTCCACTGCCGTTACGTGCCATTGTTTATTCCTCTCTTTGTGCTTGAATAGCACCTGGCGTCGCCGCTCCCATTACAGCAGATGATCGCAGAGCATTAGCCAATGCCTTTTGTAATTGTGGGTTGCCTTTTGCTTGGCGCATTAACTCTGCGGCTTGTTGGGGGTTTAACATTGCCTCTGCCAGTTCAGTAGCAAGTTTCTGGTTAGCTTCCCCGTAGGCCAAACCTAAAGCCCGTTGAGCCAAATTGCCAACTATTTGTGTCGGTGCGAAATTTTGCAAAAACGTGGGAATCCCGGCTTGCTGAATCATGTTTGCATAAGCTAGTTTTTGCACTGTATCTGACCCGCCGCCGCGTCCAGCCGTTGAAGCAAAATCCATAGAAAGCAAATCATTTCTTAACGCATCAATAGTGGCCTGTTGTCGTGGTGTTAGCGTGCTTGCAAGCGTAGCTTGTGGCATCCCCGTTAATGACTTTGCTGTTCTATCTGTCGCCGCTCTTGTTAGCCCACCTAGAGTAATATCGCCGCGTATGTTGGTGGCACGCCCGGCTATATCTTGCATTATTTCGCCTTGTGTTACAGGCTTGCTTAATTCTGCATATTTTTTACGTGCCTCACCATAAACAGGGGAAAGCTGGTCTAAAGTGTCTAAAAACTGCGTTTGTAGCGTTTGGTATGCTCGCGCAAGGTCTCCGCTTCCCGCTCTTGTCGCTTCGTTTATTTTGTCATCAAGCGCTTTTTTAACCCAATGCAAACCTTGAACCGACCCGGTTTCATCAAGATTAGCGCCGCTTAATTGCGCCAGCGTTTTGGCTCGTGCTATAACATCATCAGGCAGTCTTTGCGTTAGGCTTTGTATTTGTGGGGCTAATTCTTGCGCCATAGCCTGATCTAATCCCTGCATTCTGGCTTGCTCATAAAGCGCACCGGCCACATTCTCTCTTGCCGTTCGCGCTGCGCCTATGTCAGGTGTTGCCTCCGCTAGTGCTTGCTGCATTGCCTGTTGATTCGCGGCAGTTCTAGCGCCCACCGCATTAGTAACGTCTGGCGTTACCGCTTGCGTTGC